ACTTGATCAGAACTCATCGGCATCTCAGCTCCTACCATCTGAAGGAATCCAGAAAGCGTACGGTTTCCGTATCGCTCTACTTCAGCTTCATAAATTTCAGGTAGATATTGTTGAGAAAAGTCATTACCAGCACCACTTGTAAAATCAAGATAGTTTGAAGTGCCGGTTTGTTTTGCGGCCGTTGGGATCAACGAGCCGTACAAAGGTGATAATGCCATTTTTTATAAATTTTAAGTTTTAACGTTTTGTTTTAATTTTAAGTCTTGAAGAATCTGCACCGCTAACAGATTTAACCCTATAGCCATTAACGAACACATCGCCGCTTTGCGTTGATCGTGGTTCATTGCTAATATTTTTTGATTTAGCTGTTAAATCACGAACTGCGTCAGCACGACCCTGTTCATAAAAATGGTTTATAATACGGTCAGGATTGTTAGCTACGTATAAAGCTTTATGATATCCACTTAAATCTGACACTTCACCTTTGTCATTCAAGAACTTCTTGATAAAGTTACTTATATCTGATTGTTGATTTGCGACTGAAGAATTATCTTTTAGTCCGTACCTAAATTGTTTTTCACCAAGTTTAAAATCAAAACCTTTGAAATCGTCGTTGAAATAATTTTTTGTACGTCCTTGAAAATCGTTAGTTCGCTGCTCTATAGTTTGCTGTTCTTCGTTGTATCGATTGAAAAAGTCAACTGCTTCTTTTTGTTGCTGAGTTACGCCGGGTCTCAACTTGATCTCGTCGTAATATTTATTTTTCAGCCCTTCTAAAAAACCTTTAGCTTTTGCAACTTCTTCTTTATACGCAATTTTTTTCTTGCGTATATCTTTCTGATCATCTATGTCTTCCTCCCATGTAAAGTCCTCTAAAAGTATATTTACATCTTCTGAATCAAGATGAGGTTTGCTTTGGCGATAGTATTCTCGCAAAAGTGTATTGTTATCTACATCAGAATAATCTGCATTTAATCTTACATAATCTTCTAATGTGCCTCCGGTCTCATTCATGAAGTCTACAACTTTTTGAATGTTTTCCGGTAGTGGTTCAGCAGTGTCTTGTGACTCCTGCACAGCTTCTTCAACCTGCTCTTGCAGAGTTTCTTTTTGCTCTTGAACCTCTTCTTCTGTTATTTCTTGTATTACAGGTTCTTCTTCGGTGACCCGTACTTCTTCAACCACTTCTTCGCTACTTGGCGAGTCTTTGGATTCTTCGACAGGAGCATTGCTCTCATCTGTTGAGTTGACTTGAACGGCATCGTCTTCTTTTTTTTCAGTAAGATCTACCTTAATGGTATCACCTGTTTCCTGTGTTTTTTCCGGTTTTTCTGATAAATCTACTTTGATAGTTTTAGGTGTATCAGAAAGCTTTTTCATTTTTCGAGGTTTAACTTTAAATTCCCCCTCTTGCTCGACTGTTTCTGTCATGATAAAATATTATAAAATTAATAAAAATTACTTAGGGTCAAATTGACCCAAGTCAAACCCACCTAACACATCAAATCCAGCGGATTCAAAGTTTTTTGGCAGTGTATCGTTTTTACGCTGATCAATCAATTCTGATTGCTGAGTAGCTTGTATTTTTGTTCTTTCGTCTTTGCGGTCTTCTTTGTAAGATTCTTTACCTTTTAAAGCCTCCGCCTGCACTTGTGCTAGCTGTTTATTAAAATTAAATTCTAATTCCATTAAACGCATTTTTATTTCAGCTTCGCGCTCAAGTTTTTGTATTTCGAATTGTGACTTACCTTGCTCTAACTGTAATTTAGTTTCTGTAAGCCCCTGTTGCTTTTGCAGCTCGGCAAGTGCAGCTGCTTCAGAAGCTTGCGCATTGGCTTGGCCTTGTGCTTGTATGTTTTGTTGCTGTGCTGCTTGATCAGATTCTTGCTTCTTTTGTCTTCTAATTCGCAAATACTTATTTGCTAAATTAATATTATTTATATTGCGAATTTCAATAGCGTCGTCTAAATATATAGAACCAGACTGGAGCGCGGCTTGAATATTGCTTTCTAGCGCTTGCTTTTCCTCTGCGTCTGGCTCAAGCTCTAAATAAATTCCAAAGTCATGCATGTGCAAATTAGAAATTTCTTTCAGCGTTTCTACATTAAAGTTATTTATACTTTGCTCTAAACTTTCTTCGGTTAGCGCAAACTCAAATATGTCTTTTGCTTTCAATGCAATATTTTCACATAGCCTAAGTGTAATATAAGAAGAAGCCTGTAATATGTGTCTTGTAGCTGTGTTTGAATTAGCAGCCGCAAGTTTTTGCAAGCCTACTAGCGCGTTTTTATCCGGCTGGCTGCCATCCCTTGCTTCATTTAATCCGGTTACATCCCGTATCATTTGTAAATAATACTGGTATGTATTTATTAACGCGGAAATTTTTCCCTGTCCCGATGAAGTCTGTAATTCTTGAATTGGGACCTTGCCGGGGTTCATATCTCCATCTTGCGTAAACGATCGCCCTACAATACTACCTGTCTGGAAGTACATGTTTAATGCCTCTGCCGGATTATAATTAGTGCCATTACCTAAATCAACCTCAGCTAAGCCGTCAACATCCACATAAACCCCATCCGGTACCATACGCGACATTACTTGCTGTAATTTTAAATGTGTAAGCTGAATCATATCAGCAAACCCTGTTATGCGACTTACTAAAGATTCAATTTTACCTTTATAAATTCTAGGTGCTGCTATGCTGTAATTCATTTCAACTTTAGGAGAATCTGCAAATGGCCTAGTCATATTCTCTGCCATTTTCCATGAAAGCATTTTTTCATGACCCAATATTTTAGCGCCTGTATAAAGCACTTCAATAGTTCTTTCTACTCTTTCAAAGTTATCGTTTTCCGGCGGATTAAAAGTATCTGGCTTTTCTAAAGCTTTTTGCAAACCTTGCTCTGTTTCTTTAATTTTAAATACTTGCTTTTCAAAAGTTTTATATTCAAAAAACATAACACTTATAGTGTTATTATCGTTTTGGCCATAATAATTTTTTATATAATCATTGCTGCCTGGATATTTTTGTATTTCAGATAAATCTTGCGGGGTAAGATATGGAAATAATTTTGCAATCTCACTTAATGAAATTTGTTTTACTTCACCTATATAATATAAATCATCAAAATTAGGGTCTTCCGTATATGAATAAACAAGATTAGCAGGATCCACATACTTAATACGTAAACCTCCTGCTCTGTTATATTCTGTTTTAGCAGCACCAATTCCACATACAACTAAATCATAAATAAATCTTTTTCTTACTTCGTCGTATTTGTTTTTATCTAAAGAATTATTTATAAGCTCTTCTAAAGCTATTTCAACAGCTTCTTTATAGTTGAGCTGCATATATACTTCAAACTCATCTTGATCCTTTGGTAAGTTTTCTGGATCTGGCACTGAAAAGAAATTAATACCTGTTTCTTGAGTAAGTTGAGTCAATGATTGTTTATTAAACATATCAGACATAACCTTTTCAGCGTATCTTGTTTTTTTCTGTTTTGCTATAGGATCTTGGGCGTATGCTTTTATTTCTTGACTGCGCTGCGACATGCCATTAACTACAATATCAACAAATTTAGGAATAATAGGTATAGGTTTCCAATCTAAATTTAAATAAGATAAATCACCATTAATAGATAATTCATCTTTATACTTCTGAATAGATTGCTCGCCTCTAGCGTATAACCTTCTCCTATGGTACTCCTGAAAATTAGAAGTAAAACGATCCCCGCCACGGTTATTTCTAAACCACTCGTTTTCAATAGCTCTTGCTACTTGCAAACCATAATCTAATGACTGCTTTTCCTCATTAGGTACCACCTGATCGGGAAACGAGCTGTTGTAATTAGTATTAACCATTTATTATATTATTTTTGAACTATATCCTTTATTGTTATATTTTTTAAAACTTAGCGGTACAGACTTAATTACTTTTTCAGCAGACGGTCTATACCTGTTTTTATTACAAGCCATAATAGCTAACCCAGAACTAATTGTTGCATCAAATTTTGTTCTATTGTTTATATTAAATCCAGCCCAGTCTTCTAGCGTTTTTTGAAAATACGTATCACCATATACGCCTTCAGTAACTTGGCCAATATAATTTTCTATATAACTTTCTATTGCTGCAGCGTGCGCTTGCTTAATATCTTCAGACGAGTTTGGTATACCGCCTATATCTTTTTCTGTAACAGAAAGCTTATTCCAAAGCTTATCTGGTCGGTTCATTGAAAACCCTCTATAACCTCTTCTTTTTAAATAGTATAATAATCGAGGTTTATTATTTTCGCACAATAACGGCATTCCGTAGAATGCTAATGCCATAAGTACATCTTCAAAAAATATTTCAGCTGTTTGAGGCCGTGCGATATATTCTAAAAAAAACATATTAGGCGGCGCATCTTCCATGCTAAACTTAGTTAATCCATGCAAAGACCCTTTTGATCCTCTTTTATCAACTGTTCCCGATATATCATATGAGTCACAACCAAAAGCACCAACGTGTTCATTGCCTGGGTATTTCACGCCATTTTTTACTATCACGCGGTTTTGTAAATTTTTAGGAGGCACCCAAGATACTCTAAATCTTCCATTTATATTTGGTGCAAATATTACATTGCTATCTTGCTCTCCGCCTTCCCATTGAAAACTACCTTGTGTAACTTGCATTCCGTTTTGAACTTGTTCATTATAATCTATCTGTTCGTAAATCTTAGTTAGATTAAATAAAGACTCTTTTGCTTCATCTCTAAAAGCGTGCTGCTCGGTTCTTGGAAATTGCCTGTAATATTCGTTTAAGCTGTCCTGATCATTTTTAAGACCATCAACTTCATTTTGCCAATGCTCAATTACTCCTTGGTCAATAAGCTCTCCATATGGCCCCTCAGCTGGTTCTTTTGGTGTATCGAAGACAGGGTTTCCATAAGTATCAATGAATCCTTCGTAGTTCCACTCCATAGGTATAAACAAAGAATATAGTCCCGAGCTAGTCTGTCCATTGCGGTTTCGTTCAGTAACGTTTGAATTTTCGTATAACTTTTTAAAATTTGCTCCACCTTTGTCTAATGCGTTTGAAGTTGAGCCCATCATACACTTACCTACAATTCTAGATCCTAACCTAAGTGTTGTTTTTGTGACTCGCCAGTTATTTAAAATGTTGTCCGGCCTCTCCCATTTTCCCGATTCGTCGTGTACAAGAAGTTTGAGTTTTTCACCGTCATACGAGTTGTCTCCTGTGTTTTTCCAGTCGATTGTTGTATCGAGCCCTTCGAGCTCCTCCGGCTTTTCGCCTTGATCAAGTTTTCTTCTGGTAAGCTTCGATGCGGGTACCCTATACGCCAGTTCGGTTTTTGGTCGATCCATACCGTCTTGTATTGGCTTGAAGAAGAATGGGTAATTAACGGATATTGGCACAACTTTGTCAGTAAACATTTTTTTAGCGTCAGCTCCGGATTTGGATAGTATGCCAAACCGTGAATCAGATGATATTGTTGCCATGTTAACAGTTTCTCCCGATGCCATGAATGAAAATCCCGATCGTCTGTTTTTAAGATAGCACATCCCATAACATCGTGTATCAGCTTTACACGCTTCCCAAAATATAAAGAATAATCTGTTTGCTTCTCTAAATTCAGGGGCCCCAACGTCAATTTTACTCCACTGCAAGTACATGTAATGAGTGCCAGTAATATAAGTAGAATTGCCTTTGTTAACGAACGAAAACCCCTGATCTCGGCGTTTAAACTCTTCGTCAATATAGTCATAATATTTTTCTTTAAAGTATTCGGGCATTTGGTTCCACTCAAATACACTTTTTATTTTTTCAAGTTCTTTAGGATAATCTATTTGATTCCACGTATTTTTTTTAAATTTATACGGATCAGATGTTTTTGGTAAAGCTATCTTAAGATTTTGTATGCTATACACATCTCCAATCTCTCCGGTCTTACTTATAACTACAACATCGTTTTCTTTGTCATAGCCATACTTCCATTGCTTATACCTATTCTTTTTATTAAGAACTTTCTTGCTTATATAATCAGGCAGAATTTCAAACAATGTTTGTGTGTAATTCATTTCGATCTACCTTCTGCAAAGCCTTTAAATGATTTAGCTTTAGCCGCTTGATTCTCACCCTCTAATAATGATCTTTCTTCGTCTATGCGTGTTAGTATTTCAAACGCATCAAAGATCGCTAACTTTTTAGTGGCTGCGGCATTCTTAAGTCTGTCAGCTGAAAGGTCGTCTTCAGTATCTGTTATAATCTGCTCTTCAGCAACGCGAATTAATTCATTAACCGCTTTTTGCCCAGCTCGGATTATATTCTTCTTCGTGTCCTTTACGTTCATACTTAATAGCTATATCATTTGATTTCATACAATAAAGACGCTCATCGTCTATAATAAATTCCCATTCACTACTAGGCGTAAAGCCTACTAAGCTTCCTGGGCTAATCTGGAGCGCTTCTAACACATTATTACCATACTTTAGTATACCAATATGCTTTTGCTCTTTTTCGTTTGAATATGAGCTTGTTTCTTTAATAGGCTTTATAAAGCATCTATTGTTAACCATAACCCAATTGTTATTTTTTTTATACCCATAAACTTGATCTACGTTAACGAAATACATATTATCTTTAAAATACATACTTCCGTTTTTTTCAGCTCCTTTCATGTCGTACCATCTCCTAAATATATTGTGATGTATTAAAACAGTATCTCCTATATTTATGTTGGTATTAAAAGCAGCTGGGGTAGAAACTACTATAGCTTCTTTGTTTATGTGACGAAAGCTTTCTATACTTGTATTTAGTAGCAGGCTACTGTCGCCTACCTTTTTAGTATTATTATATCGTTCGCCTTTAGGTTTTACTATAAATTGGTATAATGATTTCATTAGTATTCAAGATCGTACTCAACGGAAATTGCCATGTTAGAGTTAAATTTCTTCCATGGCAAAACCTCTGAGTTTTTCTTAATGTAGATATTGTACGAAGTGTCTTCGTCTTCAAACAATATAGCGGATATTTCGTGACCGCCATATACTTGCTGACCTACTGAATAATGCATTGCGTCATT